ATGTCGAAACTGTCAATCAGAACGGCAGAGATCTCCAAACTGAAAGAGGATATTCAGCAGTGCATCCAGAATTGATATTAGATTTCCAAAAGATGGAACGGTGGGCAAGAGCGGCAAAAAGAAAACGCGAATTGCGCTTAATAGTAAAATACTCGCGGCGGTATGGGAAATATTGGAAAGTTTAGGTGAAACAATGAGCGAAAAGACGTATCACGCAATCTAGGTGGAACGCACCGTAAACAGAATGTTGGCTAATCCACCAACGATACGCAAAACAGAAAACTATACAGAACACGAAATGAAGGATAAACTAAAGAAGGCGATAAAATAACAAATCTTAATTACGCCGTCAGCGTCACAGCGGGGTCAATTGGCGACCTGCCGAAGTATAAAACCGATTGGAAAATAAACACCGTTGACTTAGTTTCAACCGGCGGCGCATCGAACACGTATGCCAAAGAATTAGCATATATCAAATCGTTAAACCTGATTCCACGCCTGGACATCGAAATGGATGTTTGGGCAGGGGGGCAGATTCAAACACCAATTGGGAATTTTACAGGTTATCTGCAAGCACTAAAGGCGGCAGGTTGGCCAACAGTCTGCAGTGAAGGCGGACGTTCTGGCGATCCGACATTTATACGCGGCATGGGACTTGCATATGTCAATTACAACTGCGATCAATGCGGATTGTGGAAAGACATATACACCGATGCCGGAACGGTGCTCAATCTTTGGGAAGCATATTACCCCAACGAAGTTCAATACATCACGCAGGGCGCAAGTTCTGGAAAACCAAATGGCATTCTAGCAGGCGCGTGGTCCAACTCCGGCGGCGATAACCAGATACTCGCTAATTCACTCGCAGGAACGCAACCGAGTTATCAATCAATCATTGCCTCACTTTTAGCAGCAGGCCGCAAAGTCTCTGATTTCGAGGTTTGGGGTGGCGAAAACTCAAGCAGGGCGGAGAATTCTGCACTCGGATTTGATACAATCGTGGCAAACCTGCAGAAAACATACCCACCAAACGGTTCAACGCCTACACCAACGCCAACACCACCAGCAAAAACCGTAACCACAATATCTGAAATGGCCGTGGTAACCAGCGGCGCGAACACAGATAAGTTTGTGATTGGATCAGACAATGCTGTGTGGTGGAAGCGAAACACAAATGCCTGGGTATCTCTAGGCGGAATAGCATATGCAGGGACCATGCCAACCGCAGCATACATCAATAACACGCTGAACGTCTTTGTCCGCGGCACTGACAACGCCATATACAGCAAGGCACTAACCGGATCCGCGTGGTCACCACAATGGAAAAACGTGGAATACCAACTGCAGTAAGAACAATGAGGGAATTAAAAAATGATAGAAGGCGCACCGAAAAACAAACTAAAGAAAATCGAAATCTTCAACGATACGGAAAACGATATTGACCTTTCAGAAAACGTGGATCTTCTGTTTCATAAGGAAATACTGGCACAAGGAACGCCAGTTACATCTAAAACCACGACCAAAACCAAAAAGAAAACAGCAAAGAAAAAGTGACGCGCATTGGTGGTTTGAAGGATTTTGAAACCAGAATTTGCGTTAATCCAGAGTGCAGGCGCGAATTTACCATAATTAATTGGATGCGCGTAGGCAACAGTATCGTCAAAAGTGCTGGCAGAAAGCAACGGTATTGTGACGAATGTTCACAATCGCACAATGCCAGGACTAGGAACAAACGAATTGTGAGTGAACATAAAGGGTTAGAAAATGAAGAAAGAAGATTTTAAGGGCGGTTGGTTCAGGCAGCAACCGGATCACAGGGATTACAGGTTTGATGACATCAGACTGCGAAAGGCAATCAAATTGCCAACAACTGTTGATCTGCGGTCCCAAATCCTGGCAGTTAATGACCAGGACGGTGTAGGGTGTTGCGTTTCTGAGGGCTGCACAAAGTTGTTTGAATCATGCCAGGTGCGTCTGACAGGCAAAGACTTTTCTGGAAATATTAAATATGAATATCGGAACGCTCGAATATTATCTGGCACGTTTCCAGGTGATAATGGCGCAGACGTGCGCAGTGGAGTTAAAGCAACCGCTCAATATGGCGTCTGTCCCGAAAGCGATTGGCCATTTGACACCAACATTGATGCAACACCGCCAACAAAATGTGCAACCGACGCAGCAAAAGCAGAAAGCACCAATTATTATGCGCTCGATTCGACGGCAGGCACTGCACAATCACTACTTAATATACAGACCGCTCTGGCGGCAGGGTATTGCGTCGTGTTTGGCAGCACCGTGTATAACAGCATCTTTGATGTTTCTGGCGGCAGCGCAAATGCATTGCCAATTATTCCATATCCAACATCAAGTGATCCAGAGGCAGGCGGACATTGTATGCTGTTCTGTGGATACGATGCCAGCAATTTGTGGCTTGTTAATAGTTGGGGGACAAGTTGGGGATTTAATGGATTTGCCAGACTGCCAAATAAATACATAACCAACGCAGTTGCGTCTGACTTCTGGACAATCATCGCAGAATCAGAAATTAACCCTAACCCAACACCGACGCCAACGCCTACAACAGTCACCACAAAATCAGAAATGTTTCCGGTTGTTTCTGCCACGGACACGCATAAATTCGTGGTTGGATCGGACAACGCAGTGTGGTGGAAACTCAACACCAACAAATGGCAGTCGTTAGGCGGGGTCGCATACGCAGGTAAAATGCCCACCGCTGCAGTCATCAACGGCGTGCTCACAGTGTTCATTGAAGGGACGGACCAGGCGCAATACATGAAACAATATGTCAACGGCGCATGGACGGCAAAATGGCAGAACGTAGAACACCAATTACAGTAACCGCACAATCGACCACAGCAGACCAGCAAGAACTAAAAATACAACCGGAAATCTGCGCGATCTGTGGAAAGTCAATTGATCGCCGCACCGAAGGGTTCTATGAAAAGGCCACATTTTCTGGCGGCGTCTTTGGCACAGAAATTACACATCCCGCGTGTTATGTAAGGAAACACCACCATAAATGACACAAAAGGAAGAACAAAAACCGGCATTCCGCCCTGCCGCCACGCTGATTTGTGACCTATGCGGCAAAGAGATTCACGGCCCAATTATAGGCAGATACACACAGGACCAGAAGAAACTGAACTGGCGGCATCAGGAATGTGATCTGGCTGTAGGGGATAAGACAGGAAGTTAAACTGTAAGTGAAATGACAGCAGGCAGACCCACCAAATTCAACGCTAAACGCGCTAATTTAATCATAGAAGCAGTGCGCAAAGGAAACTTCATCACAACCGCTGCAAAGGCGGCAGGCGTTCACCAAACGACAATTGATAGTTGGCGCAGGAAGGGAAAAGAAGCCAAAAGCGGCAAATTACACAAATTTTACTTGGCACTGGAAGAAGCAGAAGCACTCGGAGAAATGGACGCCGTTGAGGATTGGCGCGAACTTCGTAAGAAGTCACCAGAGGCAATCAAAGAATTCCTGCGCAGACGATACGAACATTGGAACGCACCGGAAAAGCATGAGGTAAAAGAAGAAATCGGCAACGTTGAGGATTTGATTAATGCAAGAGTTGCAAAGTATATCGCAATCCGAAGCAGAACAGGAACAGAAGGAAAACCTGTATCTGGCAACAGTCCTGGCAAATCCGTGGATCAAAGACGAACCAACGACAAAGCAGGAACTGTTTCTAAAGACTGAGGCACGCGAAGCATTATTTGGCGGTGCGGCAGGCGGTGGCAAGTCCTACTGCCTCACGATGGCGGCCCTACAGTATGTTGACGTTCCGTATTATAATGCGCTTCTGGTCCGTCGGACGTATGGGCATCTATCCCAACCTGGTGCTCTAATGGACATCATGCGCCAATGGTTGGAAGGTTCAGGTCGTGGCGTTCATTGGGACCGTGTAGAAAACCTTATCACGTTTCCATCAGGCGCGCAACTCAAATTCGGCTACCTGCGCAATGAGGCAGACAAAGATCAATACCAGGGAGCGAACTTTCACTTCATTGGAGTGGATGAACTGACGCAGTTTGACGAAGATCAATACCTTTGGTTGATGTCCAGGAATCGTGCGCCTATCAGTGAATCAGACATACCGTTAAGGATGTGGTCTGCGTCAAACCCTGGCAGACGTGGCCATTATTGGGTTAAGCAACGGTTCCTGATCGAAGGCGAATTGAAAGGCAGGACATTCGTGCGCTCACTCTTGCAGGATAACCCGCATCTTGATTATGAAGAATACAAAAAGACGTTAGAAAATCTCGATCCCGTTACACGCCAGCAATTACTTGATGGCAATTGGGATGTAGTGGCAGGTGGCGGATTCTTCCAGAGGCAGTGGTTTAAGATCCTGGATCAGATGCCACAAAGCACGTTGAAAGTAAGATTTTGGGACTTGGCAGCAACACCAAAGACGGAAACGAACGATCCTGATTGGACTGCAGGCGCGTTGGTCAGTATGAATGACGGCAGTTACTGCGTTGAAAACATCGTGCGCACGCAACAGACTGCGCAGAACGTCGAACAACTCATACGACAGACCGCAGACATTGACGGACCAGACGTTGCCGTAATAATCGAACAGGAACCAGGCGCGAGCGGATTGCAGGTGTTGGATTATTATAGGCGGCACGTTTTGCCAGACAGGAATTTGCGAGCGTTTAGGCCAACAGGACCAAAGGAAAGCAGGATCGCCATTGTATCTTCACACGTAGAAAGCGGAAACCTTATGCTGCTTCGTGGAAATTGGATAAGTGACCTATTGGATGAGGCAGAGTTATTCCCTGATGGACACGACGATCAGTTAGATTCGATTGCTGGCGCGGTGGCGATGTTGCAACAGGCAGGCGGACGGACGCGGGTAAGGTGGTTTGGTGGCGCGAATGCAAGAAGATGAAGAAATACCAGAATATACAGTTGTAGTTTTTGACGATCAGGAAAACGACAGATTCACATTCACGCGTGAATGTGGTGGCAAAAAGATTGGGAAAACTACCATCACAAAGGCAGTGGTTACTGGCTTAGTGGCGATGTTGCATCAGGAGCGGCAACGATGAACCAGGATAAAGATTATAACTGGATCACGAAAGGTTTGGACATTTCAGGCATCACGATGTTAGAAGAACAACGGCACACTAAACTGATGGATGAATTTAGCAAAACGCGCAGGATTGAACTATTGGAAGGGCGCTGCAGAACTCTTGAAAGGCGTGTTGGCGAACTAGAGAAATTTGTTGAGGCGATCAACGGCGGTAAGTTAGGTCCGGTTATCCCATGCCTAACAGACCGCATCTAAAAACAAAGGTGGTGATTCACTGCATATTGCTATATGCCATTGCAAAGTCGATCCATTCACGGTGGCTGCCTTCGTGGCATTCATTGTGGCTATCGCAATTCTAAGATAAGTTAAATCGTGACGCAAGAACAGGTTCTAGAAGTCCTGCGCAGGAACGCACGCAGGGATATGACCATTACCGAGATAGCGCAGCAGGCCAGTTTGAACTATCGCAACGCATCCAGACACCTGCAGGATCTTAGTAAGTGGCGCATTGTTGAAGTCCATTCGCAGGCAAGCGTGAAAAGGTATCGGATTAAACGATGATTCTGCCCAGTGAGAGATTCGATTTGAATGGAATAATGTGGTTTGATATTAGGTGGGTTAATGCATATAGCGCGTTTGTTCCTATCATCCTGCCGCATGGCGAGTGGACTTATGAAAGAGATTCAGATTAAGAAGATTGCTGGCAGCAACCGAGTGGAGAAATGCCCACTGTTCAAAACTGAATGGTATTGTTCTGTTGATGTCTGCATAAGCACCTGCGAGAATTACCGCGGACTTAAAGCCACAGAAGAAAGCAGAGTTATTCGATGTAATTATGAACCTATAAAACTTGGAAGGTGAATTAGAAAATGACCACAGAACTTATAGTAAGGATCAAAGCGCCGTTCACACTACTGCGCCAGAGTGAAAAAAGGTCAGACGTGTATGCTGATGTGACCAACGATTATGAACGTGGATGGAAAGATGGCGACCACTTCTTTTGGGTTGTTCCTGACGGCAATTATCGCGTCCGTGGAAACAACTGCATTACTGATGCAATGGTGGAAGATGGGAAGGTGACGTTCAAGGCGGTTGGCGCGGGCAACAAAGATAAGGATAAGGAACCGGAAGACATTGCCGCAGGGCAGTTGATGGGCATTCCAGAAAAGCCAGCAGAGAAACCAAAAGCAAAAGCAAAGAAGTGAAAACAACCCCACGGATCATAGAAATTTGTTGGGAATGTTATCAGCCAATATATACCCCAACAGATCCTTATATGCTCAGTAGCACCGCTGACATGGACGGCCCATTAGCTGGTCTATGGTTCTTGCATAAACGATGCTTAGATAAAAGGGTAGGCAAGAGGCTAAAAACCATAAACTGTTTCTTACATAAGCGTTGATGACTTTTTAATGCTTTTACGGTGGCAGTGGAACGTCATCATAGCACTGTTGATTTTCCTACTTCTGATTGCCGTGTATGTGATTGGCTATTATCTTGGCCAACAATCTGTGGCAGACTGTGTGAACTGCCACGTTCATTATAAAGATGTGATAACGCATGCCGTCAACATTACCCAAAATTCAACCTAATCATAAGATTCGTAAGAATTCAATTACTCAATACCAGGTCTTACGCCCAAAGAAGTCCTTTCCGACCAGGGTTAAAGACGCCATAACCACGTTGCTTGGCCAACAATACGGCGTAAGTCCAACCGGCTTTGGTTTCAACCAGCGCGTGGTAGATATGCGACCAGGCCAACCCATCCAGGTAAGCAAAGACTTTCTGGCGCTGGCAATGGAAGCATATTCAAACAACCCATTCTTTTACCGTGGTTGCAGGATCATCCTGGACAGTGCAAGCGACATTGACATTGATGTGGTCCAGAAAGAAACCGGCGTGGATGATGAGGGGAAACCTAAGACGGAATGGAACGATGCGCCAGAAGATCATCCAATGCAAAGCATTCTTGAATGGCCATCAGACGATCAGAACTGGCACGATTATCAGGAAACCGTTATGCTTCACCTGCTTTTAATTGGCCATTCATTCACGCACAAAGCGAAACCAAACAACCAACTTACCGCGCTGCGTCCTGATCTCATTTCGATAGTTCCTGGCGATGATGGCAGGGTTGACCATTACGAGTATCGCCAGAACCAGCAGCAGACAAAGCCAGACATCTTTCCACCAGAAGAAATCATGCACCTGATGCTTATTGATCCTGTCAACGCTCTTGGTGGTATCTCACCTGCACAGGCAGCAGCAGCGTCAATTTTCCTTAACAACGTCGGCAGAGAGTGGAACAAAGCCAAACTCGAAAATACCGTGGGTTTGGGCGGCGTGTTCTATGGTGAAGCGCCACTTACAGAAAACCAGCAGGAACAGATTGAAAATAATGTGCTGGAACACGCAGGCGCACCAAACGCTGGCAGGTTTGCATTGCTTGATGGTGTAACCGGTTTTGAAGATCTAAGCGGTTCACCAAAAGAAATGGATTGGTCACAATCAATGGAACTGTCCGCGCACGAAGTCTGCATGGCGCTCGGAATCCCGAAAGAACTTCTTTGGGGCGAAGCAACTTATGAAAACCTGGATCAGTCAATGCGCCAGTTATACACGCGCACGATCCTGCCATTAATGGGCAAGTTGATTGACGGGTTGAACCATTGGTTAGCGCCTGATTATGGTGCGGATATTAAGTTTGAAATTGACGTTGCTGGCATTACGGTCCTGCAGGAAGATTTGCAGACAAAGGCGGAATGGATCATGCCGCTGGTGACGAATAGGATTATCACGGTAAACGAAGGCAGGAAAGATATGGGTTGGGAAGAACGCGAAGATTGTGAGATCTTCATGGAACCATCGCAACTTATGCCAGTTCAACCTGGCGCACCTAAAGAAGAAGAAGCAGGTGGTGCAGATCCAGAGCCTAATGCTGTTTCAACTCCCGCAGCACCAGGGGTTCGCTCGCCCCCAGGAACGCCAGGTGTCAGCTCACCACCTGGCAATGGCAATGGAAATGCGCCCCCTGCGAAGTCTAACGCCGC